CCCCTAACCAAAAATAATGTTTGACAATTTATCTTACAGAGGCTATAATGCAAAGTATGAAAAAGCTCAAAAGAGACCCTGTGAAGTACATAAGGGACCGAGCAAAATCAAAATATAAAAAAGACAATGAGTGTTACATTTGTGGAACAGAAAAAGAACTAGACTTCCATCACTTTTACTCTCTCGCCCCTCTTCTTCGTAAGTGGCTGAAGGAAAAAAGCAAAGAACGGCCCGCGCACTATACAGACGAGTATATTGTAATATGGAGAGACGAATTCATAGAAGATAACTGGGCAGAGTTATACGATCATACAGTTACTATATGTCATGCACACCATAGAGAGTTGCATAAAATTTACGGACGAAATCCAGGACTTGGAACAGCGACTAAACAAATGCGCTGGGTAGACATTCAAAGAGAAAAGCATGGCATGGTATAATTTTTGGAAAAGAGATGAAGATTTAGAAGAAAAACTAAATCCTGCTCAAATACTTGATAACCAAGTATCCGAACACTCTCGTGAGTTTACAACTTCATACGAGAGAATGTATGAGCAGTTAGAAGTAGTAAATCGCGGCGTAAACATGATTGTAGATGATTGCGCTGAAATACCTGCTGCAATTAGTACTCAAGGAGCTTTTCGAGGAGTAGTAACTGGAGTAAAAAGAGGTAAAGTAGATGAACTACTAAATAGAACTCCTAATCCTTTTCAAGATATAAATAGTTTTAAGCGTAATTTAATAACTGATTATTTGCTTGATGGAAATATTTTTATTTACTTTGATGGTGCACATTTATATCATCTGCCTGCTGATAAAGTAGCTGTAAAAGCAGACGCACAAACTTTTATAGAAAAGTATACTTTGCAGGATATTGACTACAAAGTAAATGAAATTATTCACATAAAAGAAAACTCATTTTACTCTATCTATCGTGGGGTCTCTAGGCTTAAGCCTGCAATGCGAACAATGCTACTTATGCGAGATATGAGAGATTTTCAAGATAACTTTTTCAGGAACGGTGCAGTTCCTGGTTTAGTATTAAAGTCCCCGAATACTCTATCAGAAAAAATTAAAGAAAGAATGATACAGTCCTGGACATTACGATATCGTCCAGACTCCGGAGGTAGAAGGCCTCTAATATTAGATGGCGGATTAGAAATCGATAGTTTTTCTAACATAAATTTCAAGGAAATGGATTTTCAAAATGCTTGTTTAGAGCATGAAAAAATTATATTAAAAGCTCTAGGAGTACCTCCAATATTATTAGATTCTGGTAATAATGCAAATCTTCGTCCAAATATGAGATTGTACTATCTTGAAACAATTTTACCAATTGTTCGGAAAGTTAATTTTGCAATGTCCAGATACTTTGGATTTAATATTACAGAAGATGTTACGGATATTCCCGCACTTCAACCAGAATTACGAGATGCAGCAGCTTACTATACTGCTCTTGTTAATGGAGGAATTATAACAATTAATGAAGCTCGTGATCAGCTGGGCTATGAAACCATAGAAGGCCAAGACGAGATTCGTGTTCCTGCAAACATAGCAGGAAGCGCCGCAAATCCTGACGAAGGAGGCCGGCCCCCAGTAACGGAGGAAAGTTAAAGATGCCAGTAAGTAATAAACGTAGAAAAGTTATTATGGCTCGTCAGCTTGCAGAGTTTTACCGCGCAAAAGGTAAGATTCATACTTATGACGAGTATGATCGAGAAGACACTAAGCCGATCAGACTTAATAACATTATTAAAATGTTTAGAGGGTATGACATTATGCTAAAAATGTTACCGATGGTAGACCCTACAATTGAGGCGGATCTCGCGCCCAAGCCAAAGGCTGCTCCTAAGCCTAAGACGAAGGTAAAGAAAGATGATTCAAAAGACATTTAATTTAACTTCAACATTTAAGAGCGAGCCGCAGGAAGATGGCTCTATTATGGTTCGTGGAATGGCCAGCACAAGTGAATTTGATCGTGCTGGAGACTCTATTTCTGCTGAAGCATGGACTAAAGGGGGTCTTGGTAACTTTGAAAAGAACCCTATAATTTTATTTAATCACGATTACAACCGACCGATTGGCCGAGCAACAAAAGTTACTCCCACAGCGGACGGGCTACACATGGAAGCAAAAATTAGTAAACATGCTGACTGTGCTAATTTAATCAAAGATGGTGTCCTTGGAGCGTTTTCTGTCGGTTTCAAAGTCAAGGATGCTGATTACCTTGAGGAAACCGACGGACTAATGATTAAGGACGCTGAGTTGTTTGAAGTATCTGTTGTAACGGTACCTTGCAATCAAGCAGCTACTTTTTCTCTAGCGAAGTCATTCGAGTCTAAAGAGGCTTACGAAGACTTCAAGAAAACTTTTAAAAGCGAGGAAGATTCCTCTTCAATGGAGACAGATATGTCGGAAGAAACAA